GGGAGATACTAATATACTTACAGCTGGATGGGGCGCTAATACTTGGGGTTTCCAAAGTTGGGGTAGTTTTCCTACTGTTGAACTTACGGGTTTATCTGTAACAGCTTCAGTAAATCTTCCATCAGAAAATATACAAATTAAACCCGGTTGGGGTACACTTGATTGGGGTGAAAATGGTTGGGGTACTGTTGAGTCGGCTGTATTTAATTTAACGGGTTTATCTGTAACTGCTAGTGTTGGAGTTCTTACAGCGGAAGATGTTGTAGGTCTACCTGCATTGTCAACTACAAGTGCAGTAGGAAGCTTAACTGCATTTTCTGATCTTACACTTGTATTACCTGCATTAAGTTTAACATCAAGTCCAGGATTATTATCAGTTGATGATCATTCAATAGGTCTACCATCTTTATCAGCTACAAGTGCAGTGGGAAGTATATCTCCTGCAGATGTAATGGGTATAACAGGTCTATTAGCTGAAACAGAAGTTGGTGCTATTACAATTTCATCGAATCCTGTTGTAGATTTACCTGCTCAATCAGCTACAAGTTCTGTAGGTTCTTTAACAATAGATAATATAACTCTTGCCTTATTAGCAGGTCAATCAGCTACAAGTGCAATTGGATCTTTAACTACAACCCAACTGTCTATAGCTAGTTTAGATGGTTTAGGTTTAATAGCTGCAACGAGTGTCGGAGACCTTACAACTACAGGATATGCTGACATTGACATTACAGGAAATACTAATTATAATGATATTGACGTTGCAGGAAATACATCGTATACAGACGTAACACACGTAGTTTAGGAGAAAAAAATTATGGCATCAACTTTTACAGATCTCGGCCTAGAGCTAATGGCAACCGGTGAAAATGCTGGTACTTGGGGAACAAAAACAAACGCAAATTTAAGTTTAATTGAACAATTAACTGGTGGATATAATTCTCAAGCTGTAACTGATTCAGGAACGCCAACAGCTTTAACAATAGCAGACGGTGCTTTAACAGGAACTGCTCAACAAAGAGTCATAGAATTAACAGGATCAATAACAGGAAGCAGAGTTGTAACTTTTCCCCTTCTTACAGAAAATTTTTACATTATTAAAAATAGTACATCGGGTGCACAAACAGTACAAATAAAAGCAGTATCTGGTTCAGGAGCAACGGTTACTTTTGCAACAGATGATAAAGGGTACAAACTTATTTATCTTGATGGTGTTGCAACAAACACTGGAGTTTTTGAAGCAACTGTAGGAGCAACCGGAGATGTAACTCTTACAGGAACACAAACTTTAACAAACAAAACTTTAACTAGTCCTAAAATTGGAACAAACATTTTAGATACTAATGGAAATGAATTAATTAATCTTACTGCAACAGGTTCAGCAGTTAATGAAATTACTATAGCTAACGCAGGTACAGGGGTTACTGGACCAGTTATTTCAGCAACAGGTGAAACTAACGTTGGTATTAATGTCAACCCTAAAGGAACAGGAGTTTTTAATTCTGGAGGATCAGCGGTTAAAATTGCAGGACTTGAGACTATGTGGGTTCCAGCTTCTTCAATGTATGGTGCAACAACTAACGGAGCAGCTGCAGAACAAGTAGAAACAACAGCAGGAAGACCTGATATGAAAGTATTAGACTTTGACCCAAGCACAGCTGAAGCTGCACAATTTTCAGTGGCTTTTCCTAAATCATGGAATGAAGGCACAATAACTTATCAAGTTTTTTGGACTCCTAGCACTACAAACACAGGAAACTGTTTATGGACTCTTTTTGGTGTATCAGTTGCTGATGATGCAACTATTGATGTTACTTATGGTACCGAACAAACAATTACAGACGCGGGTCATGGAACAGTTGAAGACCAACAAGTTACATCTGTTAGTAGTGCACTTACAGTTAAAGATGCAGCAGCAGACACACAAACTTATTTTCAAGTACAAAGAAATGCAGCTAGTGGTTCAGATACTTTTACAGGTGATGCAAGACTTTTAGGTATCAAAATATTCTTTACTACTGACGCTGCTAACGACGCATAAGGAATTTAGATATGAAAAAAATAGACACACCTTTAACTGTCGAAGGTAAAGGACACAAAAATAAAAAATCAAAAAAAGGTAAATCATTTGGTTATCAAGTCTTAGGATTTGGTGGAGGATCTCCACCACCAGTACCTTTATTTACTAGCGCAACAGGTGGTGCTATCAGCACTTGTGGAGATTATAAAATTCATACATTTACAAGCAGTGGTTGTTTTGTTGTTATAGCAGGAAACGGACCAACTGTAGATGGTGGTGGACCAAATAAAGTAGATTATTTAGTAGTTGCTGGTGGGGCATCAGGAGGAGGCGACCGTGGTGGCGGCGGTGGCGGAGGAGGAAGAAGATCCTCTTTTCCAAATGCTTGTGGACATTTAGTTATATGCTCAGGAACTATTCCGGTTGGAGTAGGTTCTGGTGGATCAGGTGTAGGAGATAATTCTAAAGGAAGTAATGGAGGCAATTCAACATTTTCATCAATAACTTCTCAAGGTGGTGGTCAAGGAGGATCTGCTCCTTCAGCTGGATCTAATGGAGGACCAGGTGGATCAGGCGGGGGCGGAGCAGGACCCAGTGCAAGTGGTGGAGCTGGAAATAATCCACCTACTTCAGATCCTGCAACACCTTCTCAAGGTAGTAATGGTGGAGCTAACCCTGGACCCTTACCCGGTTTACAAATGGGAGGCGGCGGCGGAGGCGGCGGCGGTGGAAGTGGTGGAAACGGTGGACCAGGCAATGGTGGTAATGGTGGTAATGGAACTCAATTTCCAACCGGTATAGCTATTCCAAGTTTAGGATCTTCAAGAAATTTTTCCGGTGGTGGCGGAGGTGGTAGAGATGGTAGAACAGGCGGTAGTGGCGGATCAGGTGGAAACGGTGGTGCTACTGGTGGACAATCTGGAAATGGCCCAAGCAGTGGTACAGGAAATGCACCCGCAAATAGTGGAAGCGGAACTGGAGGAAGAGGAGTTGACCCAAATGGAGGAACTTCTGGTAATGGAGGATCTGGAGCAATTGTAATAAGATACAAATTCCAGTAATATAAATTATGGCACATTTTGCAAAAATAGATCCAGATACAAATATAGTTCTAACAGTCTTAGTTGTTAGTAATTCTGATTGTATTAAAAATGGTGTCGAACAAGAAGCTGTTGGTCAAAATTTTTTACAGAACAGTGCTAACTGGCCTGCTGCTAATTGGATTAAAACTTCATACAATACTAGGTTAAATCAATATTGGAAAGATGATGGTACATTAGCAGATGATCAGTCTAAAGCATTCAGAGGAAATTTTGCATCGATAGGTGGTGAATGGGATCCTACAAATGAAATTTTTTGGAATATAAAACCTTTTGATTCTTGGGTTAAAAATGTTTCTAAAGCTAAATGGGAATCTCCTTTAGGAGCAAGACCTGATTATACAACTGAACAAAAAAATAGCACAACTCATGATTATTTATATGAATGGAATGAAAGCACTACATCTTGGGATTTAAAAGAAACTCCAAAAGAACCAGCTCTTACATCAGAACAACAAGCTGCTGGGCAATGGTATGATTTTAATTCTGATAACAATAGTTGGGAGTTGCAAAGTCCATAAAATTATATATAGTGGTAGGTGGTATGCAAAAGAAAGTATTAAGTGAATTAAATTTTTATTACGGCGATGTTAAAATGCCGAAGGGATTTGAGATAGATAGAGTATATTTAGCTATTGATATTTTTAAATCTGAAATTTGTAAAATGAATTTTAATTTTTCTAGGCCTCTCGACATGTTGAATAAATACATAATAGAGTATTTTCAATTAAATTTTAAAAAAATAATTTTTAATACATCTTATTTTGGTAATATTTATTATCCAAATGAATCTTCTTTTCCTATTTTAAAATCAAAAGACTGTAGTTACGTTATGTTATACTGTGTTAAAATAGAACCAGATTCTTGTTTTTTAAGAATGTTTTATGATGATAATGATAATAAAGATAATTGGTGGGATATACCTCTTGAAGATAATAAGTTTATTATCATTCCAAGTTGTTTAAATTATTTTATCTCGTCTAATAAAAGTGATGATATGAACATAATATTAACTATAAAATATGAATCTAAGTAATTATTATTGGTGTTTTAAATCTGTTTTAACCCCTCGTTTTTGTGATGAAGTAATTGAACATGCTTCTTTACAAAAAGAAATGATGGCTAGAACCGGTGATTATGCAAATAAAAAATTAAATAAAGAAGAAATTAAAAACTTACAACGTAAAAGAAAATCAGATTTGGTATGGTTAAACGATGCTTGGATATATAAAGAGGTAATACCTTATGTTAAAAAAGCTAATATAAATGCAGGTTGGAATTTTCAATGGGATCAACCTGAACATTTTCAATTTACAAAATATAAATTAAATCAATTTTATGATTGGCATTGTGATAGTTGGGAAAAAACATATGGCAATGGTAAGATTAGAAAACTTTCTGTAACCTGTCAATTATCAGATCAAACAGAATATAAGGGTGGAGAGTTAGAATTTGATTTTAGAAACTATGATCCTCATATGAGAGATGAATTACATCATGTACAACAAGCAAAAAATATTTTAACAAAAGGATCTATTATTGTCTTTCCATCTTTTGTTTGGCATAGAGTTAAGCCTGTAACAGAGGGCACTAGATATTCTTTGGTTTTATGGAATTTAGGGAGACCTTATAAATAAAATGAAAAAAGAACAACATTTTAAAACACCTATTTGGTGGGAAGAAAAATTAGACTTTGTTAGATCTCTTAACAAAGTATCTGATAAATATATTCAAGAAGCTAAAAAAAGAAATAAAAAACTTATAAAAGCAACAGGAGATTTTGGAATATCACATCACTCAACACAACTACTTGTTGATAATTCTTTTTTAGATTTTAGAAAATATATAGGTACAAAGTCTTATGATTTTTTAGATGACCATGGTTATGACATGAATCAATATGATTTAATATTTTCTGAAATGTGGGTTCAAGAGTTTTCTAAAAAAGGTGGGGGACACCACAGTGCACACGTACATTGGAATCAACATGTGTCAGGTTTTTATTTTTTAAAAGCTAGTGATAAAACATCTTGTCCAATATTTCATGAACCAAGAACAGGTGCACGTTGTACAAAATTAAAAATGAAACCAGAGTTATTTAATAGTTTAAATAACGGCATAGAGTTAGTAAACTTTGTTGCAAGACCTGGAGTGTTAATAATATTTCCTGGTTATTTAGAACACGAGTTTACAGTTGACCATGGTAAAGAACCTTTTAGATTTATACATTGGAACATGACAGCAATTCCAAAAGGAATTTTAAAAAATGATTAAGGTAGTTGATGATTTTTTAGACAAAAAATATTTTAAAGAAATACAAGACACAATGCTTGGGGGTAGTTTTCCTTGGTTTTATAATCCATACATAACTGATGATGAAGATAAAAAAAATAAATATTATTTTATACACAATTTTTATGACAGTAAATTATATGTTAATAGTAATTACTTTAACTTACTTATAAAATTTTTTAATCAAATAGGTAGTAAAAGTATTATTAGAGTTAAAGGAAATTTATATTTGAGCAAAGGTAAAAAAGAAATACACAGATTTCATAAAGATTTTTCTTATAAACATAAAGGATGTCTTTTATACATAAACGATAATAATGGTTTGACTTATTTTAATAAAGAAGAGGTTAGACCTAAAGCTAACAGGGTAGTTTTTTTTGACCCTAGCAAAGATCATGCAAGTAGTTTACCCACAGATGACAACAGAAGAATAAATATTAATGTTAATTACTTTTAAAAATGATTAAAGAACATAAATTTGCAGATAAAACTTTTATAGGAGGGTGGTATATCTCTGAAAAATTATGTGATTCAATAATAAAATATTATGATGATAACGAACCTAATTGGAAACAAGGTGTTGTGCTTTACCAAGGCAATAGTTTACAAGTAAATAAAGAATCAAAAGACTCTACAGATTTACATATTAGTCCTTATTGTGAAGACGAACCCATTGTTACATATAGAGAACAACTTTCTAAAATGATAAAGTTGTATGAAAAAAAATATCCTCAACTTTCATATTGCGAACCTTATGGTGTTGATGAGTGGTATAATATTCAAAAATATAAATCAAAAGGCGGTTTTAAAAATTGGCATTGTGAAAGAACTTCTAGAGCTACTACATTAAGAGTTTTAGTTTTTGCAACTTATCTATATAATATAAAAAATGGTGGGACAGAATTTAAACATTTAAATACGACTGTGCCTTCAAAAAAAGGATTGACTGTTATATTTCCAACAGACTTTACACACACTCATAGAAGCGAAATATGTAATGAAGAAAAAATGTTACTTACAGGATGGTTAGGATTTAAAAATGACCTTTAAAAAAAATAAATATTTAGTTATTAAAAATGTAATTAATAAAGATCTAGCTACATTTCTTGCAAATTATTTTGTTATTAAAAAACAAGTTTATGACACTTGTATAAAAGCAAGATATATATCACCTTTTGAAAATGCTTTTGGTAGTTATGAAAAAGGTAATCAACAAGTTCCCGATACTTATGCTCATTATAGTGACGTTGCTTTTGAAACATTAATGTTAAAAATACAACCTATTATGGAGAAAGAAACTAAATTAAAATTAAACCCTGCATATACATATGCTAGAATTTATAAAAAAGGTGATGAACTTAAACGACACAAAGATAGATTTAGTTGTGAAATATCTACCACTATAAATATAGGGGGAGATCCATGGCCTATATATTTAGAGCCCTCTGGTGATGTAAATAAAAAAGGTATAAAAGTAAATTTAAATCCAGGTGATATGTTGGTATACAGGGGTTGTGATTTAGAACACTGGAGAGAAAAATTTAAAGGTGAAGAATGTGTTCAAGCTTTTTTACATTATAACGATATAAGTACACAAGGGGCTAGTAAAAATAAATTTGATCAAAGACCTCATTTAGGTCTTCCATCTTGGTTTAGAGAGTGATATAGCACTACAATGGAGGCAGTGTTCCACCACATACCACGCTGTCTCCTTTGTAATGCTACTCGTTGATATTAGCATAATGATATAATATAATAGGACCCTTATGTTACAAAAATTAGGTATTGCTCCCGGATTTAATAAACAAGTCACAGAAACTGGTGCCGAAGGGCAATGGTTTGATGGTGATAACGTACGTTTTAGATACGGTTCGCCGGAAAAAATAGGTGGTTGGCAACAATTAGGGCAAGATAAATTAACAGGTGCAGCTAGAGCTATTCATCATTGGGATGATAACGCGGGTATTAAATATGCAGCACTTGGAACTAATAGAATTTTATACGTATATTCCGGTGATATCTATTATGATATACACCCTATAAGAACTACTTTAACAGGTGCAAAATTTACAAGTACATCATCATCTAACACAGTTACGGTAACGTGTACCGGGTCTCATGGATTAATTGAAGACGATATTGTTATGTTTGATAGTGTAACAGGAGTACCTGCTGGTTCTACTTATAGTAATGCTACGTTTGAAGATATTAAATATATGGTAACTTCCGTACCAACAACTTCAACATTTACAATTACAATGGAGGCTCAAGAATCGGGAACGCCTTTGACTACAAGTGATGGAAACAGCACTTCTATACTTTGTTATGAACACGTAGGGCCATCACAACAATTAGGTGGATTTGGATGGGGTGCTGGTTTATACGGCGGTACAGCTTTAGGTGCTGCGACTACAACCTTGGCTTCAACTATTAATGATACTGTAACTGATATTCCTTTAACTAACTCAGCAGCTTTTCCTTCATCAGGAAAAATTAGAATAGGGACAGAAGATATTAGTTTTACAAATAATAATACTACAACCAATATATTAAGTGGCGGTGCAAGAGAAGTTAACGGAACTACAAAAGCTGGACACAGTGGTGGTGATACCGTTACAGATATTTCTAATTTTTCTGGTTGGGGTGATCCAGCATCTTCTGACTTTACAATTGACCCTGGTTTATGGGTTTTAGATAATTTTGGTACAAAATTAATTGCGCTTATTTATAACGGCAAGTGTTTTGAATGGGATGCTTCTGCAGCTAATGCTACAGGAACTAGAGCTACATTACTAGCAAACGCACCAACTGCATCACGTCATGTGTTGGTATCTACACCCGATAGACACCTAGTATTTTTTGGTACAGAAACAACAGTTGGTACACCCGCAAGTCAAGACGATATGTTTATTAGATTTTCCGATCAAGAAAATATTGATGGAACAGATGCTTACACAGTAAAGGCAGAAAACAATTCTGGTACTCAAAGACTTGCTGATGGTTCTAAAATTATGGGTGCTATTAAAGGTAGGGATGCAATTTATGTATGGACAGACACTGCATTATTTCTTATGAAATTTGTAGGAGGAGATTTTGTATTTGCTTTTGAACAAGTAGGTACTAACTGTGGTTTGTTCGGTAAAAATGCTTGTATCGAAGTTGATGGTACAGCTTATTGGATGTCGGAGAATGGTTTCTTTACATATGATGGTCAATTAAAATCAATGCCATGCCTTGTAGAAGATCATGTTTATGATGATATAAATGCTACATCTAGAGACCTTATCAATGCAGGATTAAATAATTTGTTTGGTGAGGTAAATTGGTTTTATTGTACGGCTGCATCAGATCAAATTGATAGAGTAGTTACTTATAACTATTTAGACTCATCAGCTAAACGTCCTATATGGACAACAGGTACTTTACCTAGAGCAGCGTGGCAAGATTCTGCAGTCTTTGATAGACCACACGCAACTTGTTACAAGCCTAGCGATAATGCATCATCAGATGTTATTGGCAATACGGACGGAAGTACGATATACTATAACCAGGAAACAGGGACCGATCAAATAAATGCTGGAGGAGTAGTAACTGCGGTTATAGGTACTATTACTTCTGGTGATTTTGATATAACACAACGTAGAAGTAATACAGGACAAACTGTAGGGATGCCAGACACTAGAGGAGATGGTGAATTTATTATGAGAATAAGCAGATTTATACCAGACTTTATTTCACAGACAGGAAACACTGCAATTAAATTTAAAACAAGATTATATCCTAACAGTAGTGAGACTACTACAAGTTTTACATGTGATTCTACTACAACTAAAAAAGACGTAAGAATAAGAGCTAGACAAATAGCGTTAGAAGTTGCTAACACAGCAGCTAATGAAGATTGGAAACTAGGTACATTTAGATTAGATATACATCCAGGAGGAAGAAGATAATGGCTACAGACCAAGAGATACGAGACGCAGGTTTTAAATATGTTCCACAACAACAGTATTTATTAGACCCTTTTAAGTTACCCACTGAACCAGAAGCACCGGTAGTCAATCAAGGTATTGTAAATACAAATGCTTTTACTAGAGGTGGTAATGATAACTTTAATGTTTTTAATGCAAACCCAAATACAATAACAAACATGAACCCTAACAGGTTCGCTTTGCAAGACGCAAGATATAATAATGAATTATCTTATGTAGGTTCACCTACTACTGGTTATACAACAGATACTCAAGCAATAAAAAACATGGAAACTTATCCAGAATATTATGGCATGGATACTATAGGTGATAGGTTTGAACTTGATGAACAAGGTCAACTTGTTATGGACAGTGAAGGTAATTATATAAGAAAAAATCAACCATCAAAAACATCAGAACTTTTATCAAAAGGAATAAACCTTATACCAGGAATGGGTTTTTTTAAAAAAGGAACTAAACTTTTAGGGGATTTTGCAAATAGATTTTTACCTGTAAACAGAAGAGCAATAATGGAAAATCAATTAGGCACCCAAGGTGTTATGGTAAATGACATTGGTCAAATTGTAGTAGGACAAGGTGGTAGTTATGATACACCTGAAGGAATTATGGCTGGGTATAATGTAAATAAAATGGACGATGAAACTTTTACTGACAGACAAAACGTAATGAGAAACACCTTAGACAAAAAATATGATTTATCAAAAGAACAAATTGATGGTTTAATTAGTGGTTCATTAAGCGAAGAAGAAATGGAAAAAATTAATAAACAAGCGTTTAATAAAATAACAGGTAGGCCGAGTGATATATTAACCAAAATAAGAAATACAGAAATAGCTAGAAAAAATTTTGGTGATGCTACCGGTGCAACGGATACAATTTTTAATATTAAGACAGATACTAAAGATCAAAAAGGTGGTAACCAGAATAATAACAAGATAGACACAGCTTTAAAAGAATCAATATCGGGTGACATAAGTGTTGGTGATGAAGAAAAAGATAGATTTGGTGGAAATCAAAGAGATGCTGGACCAGGATATAGTGGTAGTGGAACAGCAGCTGAAATGGGTTCTTTTGCTAGAGGTGGTAGAGCCGGATATTTCTTTGGTGGTAGAGTAAATTTTAAAAACGGAGGACTGGCAAGTTTATTATAATGGCAAAAATTGTACAATCATTAACTAGAGCTGAACCAGAATACAATCAAACTAACTTACAATCGTTAGTCAGGGATCTTGATTCAGTAATAAAAAAATTAAACACAACGTTTCAACAAGAAGTAAAACAGGAGATAGAAGCTAAAAGTTTCTTTTTAGAATAGTGGCAGTAGTAAACCAATATAAATTTGTAGGTAAAGATAATGATACTACAGGAAATGCGTTAACTGTTTTTGCAACAAGTAAACCAGAAGTTAATGAAACTATAATTATTAAATCTATATTAGTTACATCTGCTGGTACACCTACAGTCACAGTTTTAAATAATAGTATAACAGCCATAAAATCAGCACAGTTAACAGCTGATACAACTAAAGAATTACTAACCCAACCATTAATAGTAGAAGGTGGATCTGCTTTTACTATACAATCAAGCACTACAGACTCGTTTGATTTTGCGGTTAGTTTTTTAAACATTAAAAAGGAGAAAATAGATTAATGAAAACTACAGTAATTGACGGACAAGAGGTACCTGTTTTAGATGCAACTAGTGTTGAGACTACTTACAGACATATGAAAACAGGAGAAGTTTTTAAGGAAAGAAAAGACTGGGAAGCCAAGGGTTTTAAAGAAGAAGAGATGGCACAAGACGTAAAAGTTATGATGCCTCCTCTTGATTTAATAGGTAAAACAAAGTAAACATAAGAATTAAGGTAAATTTATGGCTATATCTAGAATGCAAGAACCCCAACAAATACAATCAGGAATAGGTTCCTTACAGGACCCTAGACAAAAGTATTTCTTAGGTAAACTTGTAAAGAAAGCTGGTCGTGCTGTAAAGAAAGTTGTTAAAAGTCCTCTAGGTAAGATGGCTTTAATAGGTGGTCTTGGTTATGGACTAGGTGGTGCTAAGTTTTTAGGTGGTAAAGGTATATTTGCAGGTGGTCAAGGTCTTGGTCGTTTTAGTAATTTATTAAATTTAGTAAAACCTGCTGCAACAAATGTTTCTGGTAAAAAAGGATTATTAAGTAGTTTGTTTTATGATAAAGCAGGCGATTTTAGTTTAGGCAGAACAGCTTTAACTGGCCTAGGTGCTACAGCTCTTGCAGCTCCATTCTTAATGGGTGGTGGTGATGAAGAAGAAGAAGTAACAGATGTTATGGACCCAAGATACCAGGTTCAACGTGCAAAAAATTTTTACAGTGGTAAAGGTGATGCAGGTGCTGGTTTAGATTTTATGCCACAGAAAAAATATGTAATGCAAAATTTTTACGCAGCTGATGGTGGACTAGCTGACATACCGAGAGACGGATATGCTAACGGTATGATGGTTGAAGACGAAGAAGAAGAATTTATAAGATCAGGTGCAGGTCAAAAAAGAAGAATGCCTCAAACATTTTTAAACATGGGTGGTGGTGCAGGAGAAGCACAAGCTGAACAAATGTTAATGATGGAATATGTTAAATATAAAAACAAAGGTGGTGATTTATCTTTTGAACAATTTGTAAAAGCAGTAATGCAAGCATCACAACAACCAGAAGGTGCAGGTATGGAACAGCCAGAAGCAGTCGCTATGGCAGCTGATGGTGGGTTAATGACTAAGGTACCAGGATACGGAACTCCAGCAGGAACTAACAAGTTTGATTACCCTAGTGGTGGTGAAGAAGTTAGAGTTGGTAAACAAGAAGGCGGCATCATGGAAGCTGAAGCATCAGAAATGATTGACATGGGTGGCATGGAAAAAGATAAATTTACAGCAGATGCTGTTAGAAATGCAGGAGGCGGCGATATAGATAAAGGCGCTGAAGTTATGGAAAATTTAATGAATAATTTAGAGCAGGGCGGTGAGATTTCTGAAGGGTCACAAGGTTTAGAAGGCGCACAAGCAATGTATGATCAACAACAAATGTTACAGTCGAGGATAATATAATGGCAATAGCAGATTTTTTAGAACCAGCAGTAAAAGATTACGCTGAACAGGCGAAAGCCACATATTCCGCACCGATAGATACTAGCAAATTTACTGGTCGTGGTTTTGTAGCTGGAGAAGATCCTTTACAAACACAAGCAATCAACCTTGCACAACAAGGTGTAGGTTCTTATCAACCATTTTTATCTGCAGCACAAACTGCACAGACAGCAGGGGCCGGGGCTCTGGGACAATCAGCACAAACTATTGGCGGACTAGGTGCTTTAACAGGACCACAAGCTTACCAACCTTTTATGTCTCCGTATCAGTCACAAGTTATTGATGCAACTTTATCAGAGTATGA